AGATTGAGCAAGGGCAACGCCTGAGCAGGCTGAACCCACACGAGAGCGATGAACGCGAGAAGAGCAGCTTTTACCTTCACCTCAGCCCAGCAGCTAGGGGCAGGCTATGGAGTTCAGCCAGCAATGAGTAGTTCCAAGGCCTGCTGAACATCGCTTTGACGCATCAATGCCTCACCCACCAAGACCGCATCAGCACCTGCGCTCTGCACTCGGTCGAGGTCATCACGGCTAAACAGACCGGATTCACTCACCAACAGAGCGCCGCGTTGGCGTAGTTGCTTCGCCTATCTAATTCATTCCGTGCCGCAACCCTGACATTGTATTGATCGCCTGTGGCAACCGGTCCTATGAAAAAAGTAGTGTCATTTGTAATGCCTGCCGTGATGTAGGTCGAGTCAGAGGCCAGTTTGTATTGCACGATGTATTCAGTTGTGAACGGATCAGTGCTCGCGGTCCAGGTAACTTTCATCTGTGACTGTGCCACATAACCGCTGGTGCTGTTGTTGGCTGATCCCGATGTCACAGTGACGCCTGTGGGCGCCGTTACTGTCAATGGGTTGGGTAGATTGATAGTTGGCTTGGCGGCCGCGGCCGCGTGTCCGTCCAACACGTAATCTCCGCTGTTATGTTCCGTTGCTACAAAGCCTAGACTGCCTTCACCAGACAGACTGATGCTTTCGATCCGGAAGTATCCGTCAAATGTCAGATTGTTGTTGATCACACGCACAAGGTCGCCCACGCTGACGTTTGTTGCCGCTGTTGTGGTTGCGAATTGGATGCTCATCTTGTTCCTGCTGGCCTTTACCAGTGTCTCAGCCATGTTCAATGCCCTCTCCCTGTGTGTGCAGTGTGGAAATGCTATCTGTTTATGTAATGGTATGTTGTTGTCTTCTGTGAGATATGTTGAATAGGTGCTACTGTCACTTGGTGGCCAGAACACATCGTTGGGCTGGTAATCAGCATCTGGGTCTGTGTAAGTCACACGCAGTTGATTGACCTTCCTTGACTTGCTTTCTCCTTGTATCCGCAGACCTCCAATCAAAACATCCTCGTTTATGATCATTATCGTAGGTGGCGGATTAGGTGCCGCGTCTATGTCTGCATCGTTGCCTCCGTGGTGCAGTTTGATGTAATATTGTCCTGATTGATACGGCATTATACCATTGAAACTGGCCAAGATGGTCTTGACGTTGTTCAACAGGCTGGTTCCTGAGTCAAGCACGCCATCGAATACACTGAACTTGCCAGTGGTGCTTGATGTGTAGGGAACAACCTGGTCACACTGCTGTGCGGCCAACCTAACGCTGTTCCAATCGAAATATTCGTTGGCCAGTCCTTTTCCATAAACGGGGTTTCTAAGGTAGTCGATTAACACGTTCACAGGGTTGTTGTTGTAGGCGGTTGTCTCACTGGCATATGCAGTTGAATTTGTTGCGGTGCCTGAAACACCAATCTCTCCGGTGATATTGAATGTCCCTGTTGGTATGCCAACCTGTGGTCCATTACCTGTCAAGGCCACTTGTGTTTCAAGGGTGTAATTGCCGGTTGGACAGGCGTAATCTTGATCAATCAACGCTGTTGCTGATGCGCCTGCGTTGGTGCTGGCGAATGGTCCACTTGTGATGTCGCTTACCACTGTGCTTGTGTCAGTGTTGGTCAGTATCTGCCTAACCTTAACATTCTGGACTATCTGTGTGCTTCTTATTGAACTAACCGATTTGCCAAGAAAGGAGCCAGACGAAGAACCAGTCTGTAACACGACGTTTGATGTCACGGTGGCGTCTGCCTTAGATTTGAATATTGCCCCTGACTCTGTTGTAGCGAACGTGATAGTGCTTGAATAATTTGCTGTTGGTGGATTGGTTACACCTGTGATGCTGGCTGTGGTCGCGGTGTTTGATCTAGTCCCCGAACCACTGGTGCCTGAGATACTGCCCTGGTAGGCCTGTGTGTATCCACTCAAAATATTGAAGATCTTCCTGCCCTTTAACCTCACGTTAATCTGCGGTATGCCTGATCTGTAAGGATTGTTGTCGGCGTCTTCCTGTGATTCAATCTTCTTCCACTCAAATCTACAAGCCAAGTAGGCAACGCCACGTAATCTGTGGTTGCTACCCCACCCCGGAGCCGCGTCTAACAGTGAAGAAACTGTTTGGTTGTCCCTGCCATCAAAGAACTGAGTGACCAGTCTACCCGAGTAATCACCCGATGAGGGTGTGGCCTGTGTGCCGTGTGCGTAACTGCTCATTGGCACCTCTGTGTCGTCGATGTATATCTTGTCTATGCCTTCTACCTGCCCTTCACAAAGTGCTAATGCCACGTAAAGGTATGTGTTGTCTGTGCCGTTCGTTGACACAAAAACTCTGAATCCTCCCAGTCGTCTCTCACCATACACGATAGGTATGTTCCCAACCCCAGAATCCTTGTTCAGTAGTGGTCCTAAAATTTGTTCGTTAACTTGTCCAGTTGTGCCATCTCCGCCCATGTCTGGCATCTTGAATGGCGATGCTACGATGTCAACCGCGGCCTTAACTACGTCCGTGACAAAATCGATCGCATCATCAATAACGTCTTTAATAAATTTAAATGGATTCCATCCCATTATGTCAATATCCTATACATTGTTTTTGGTTCACCTAAGTATTCAATGGTCTTAGCGAACACAGGACAATCGTTACATAGAGTCCAATCGTCCGTGGTCTTTATATTGATTATACCAAACAAGGCGAATGTTCTAACCATTTCTTTCAGTAATTTTACGTAATTTTCCTCTGTCCTAAATTCAGGTAGAATATAGATCTGATCTACAACAGCAAAACCTTTGTCTTCATAGGCGTATTGACCTACATCTGTAAAAACAAAACCAACCAGGGTGTTGAGTTTGAATAAACCAAAATCAAAACTTTGTAGTTTCTTTACCAAACTATTTTTCAGTTGCCTTATCAAGATATCGTCCTTGATGTTTTCAATGCCTTTTTCAAGTAGGCATACCTTTGTCACTTCAAACAATTGGTGTATATTTTTTTCTTCCAGTCTCTTTACCGTGTAATCATTCACTTGCATTATGTTCTTCCCCATTTTATATCTGTTTGTATCTGTGGTGCAAATTCAAAGCCCACATCACTTGAAAAAAATCTTTTTTGACTGTCGCTGTTGGTCCTCCTGCCTGATATCTTGTCATAGTCTGCAAATTGGCTACCAACATTAAATGATAGTGTGGCAGTTTTAGGTGATTCGCTGATGTTGAAATCCTTAATCCTGCCATCAAAAGATTGGAACACCTTTGTAGAATCAATAGCGAAGTTTTCATCGAGAACTGCTCTATATAACACCACTCTTCTGTCAATGTATTCATTGTTGAGCACGTAGGCCAGTGTGGTGTAATCAACCGCTGTAAATGCCACATTCATCGAACCTATCTTGATGTCTTTTGATTCTTGGATGTTACCTATACCTATGAATTGTCCTTGTGCTATGTATGTGTTTGATCCTGAATCAGGTGCTGTGGCACTGTCATAGGAAAGGTCGAGAAAACTGTTGGTGAAATACACAGCGGTAGAAAGATGTATCTCTATGAGGTCCGCTACCCTTTGTCGTTGTCCTGACAGTGATGTTATCAGTCCTGATGAAAGTGACCTTGGCATTAGATGTCCTCTCTTACTGTTATCTCTACTATGCTTGTGCCGTCTGTGTTAGTTTGAAATCTTGTCCTGTCGTCAGTGAGATATACCTTGAAAGGCACGTTGTTGTATACCACTGTTGTGCTGTTTGTGATAGCGGTAGTCAATGGTGGAGTTATATCAAGATAATCTTCTGAACTGGCGTCTTGGTCAACGTCGGCGGTAAGCATATAAACCTTGTCGTGGTTTGAAAATTTTATGAAGTCGCCTGCCTTGAGTGATCCTGAACCACCTTGTGAACGCACCTGGCTCTGTCCTGCCGCGAAAGTCTCTGTGATTGTTGGTGTGCCACTGGCGTTTGTGCTGGCTGTTGATGAATAAATTGGCGGTATCACAAAAAAGTTAGCAAATTGACCTTGTTGTTTGACCAAGAATGAATACAATGCACCCAACTCGGCTCTATCAAGCGTTTTACTGCTCAACTGTATCATCCAATGTTGTCCACCGATAGATCTCCTGTGTGCTTTACGACTCAAACTCTCACTTACCCTTGTTGTGTTAGAACTTGTGATTGATGCTGTTGCGAAAAAATTTGTTGATAGTGTGTTGCTCATTATACTAGACTCCTTTGACCGTTTTCGTTTAGTGCTTCATTTATGACACCTACTATGGTGTCTCGTCTTTGCACCAGCAGTTCATCAAAACTTTGTGAATCAACAGCGGTTATGTTGAAATTGACATTCACTTCGGATCTTCCGCCGGACTGGCTGTGTGGTGTTATTCTGCCTGTCACACTTGGGGTGAAATCTTCCGCTCCAGATTCTCCAACCCTGTAAGTTTGACCCGCCATCACCTGACCTCCAAATTTCCTTCCTGGATACTGTTGTGATCTTATGGCGTTGACCTGTGCCATACCAGCCGCCACAATCAATGCTCCTGTAATGAATCCAAACACACCACCCTGTGCGAATGCTTTTGTGGCACCTAAGTATGTGTTCTGTATTGCTTCAGCGATCTTGACCGCTTTTTGTAGTTCAAAGAATTTCTTGTTCTGTGATGCCAAGATGTCCAACGTCTCACGACCTTGGTTGATGGCTATCTCTTTCATCTCCTCCTGTGTGGTTTTTGTAATGTCCGCTTCTTTGAATTTGCCTTGTTTGAACAGGTCAATGCCTGCTCTTCTTTTTTCATTCTGTTCCTGTATGGCCTTGTTTTCAATCCTGCTTCTTATGTTGGCATGTTTTATGGCTATCTCTGTCCTTGCTTTCTCATACTCTTCGAAGGTAATCTCTCCAATTTTCAATGCCGCGTCCATGTTCTTTATCTGTTCACGTTCTTTTCGATCATTTGCCTCTATTTCTGTTTCATTGAATAACATCACCTGCTCAAACTGTGCCCTCATCTTCTCCATCAATTTGGTCTGTGCGGTGCTCTGGGCGTTGGTTGCCGCGGCATTGTCATATTTGAATTTCGTGTTGTCACCAGTCGCCACAGTGTTGGCCACGATGGTTCCTGTTGATTGTGTGTAAGCGTCGTTGTTAGTGAACAAGGCCTTGCTGTTGGTCTCTACTGATTCCGTGGCGTCGGCATTAGCGTCACTGAATAGACCCAGTTTTGTGGCAAGGAAGCCCAGACCCATTGCTATCACCGTGGCCGCCGCTATGTAAGGGTTGGCCCTTGCCGCCGCTGTAAGTAATTTTGTGGCTGTTGTGACTGCGGCTATACCAGTGGCAAGTCTTCCAAAACTTGCTATCACGGATCCGAGAGCCATCGCTCCTAATATGTTTCTTAGTAATTCAAAGTTGTTCCTAACGAACAACAATGCATCGCCTAGTGTCTTACCTAAAGCGTGTGCCAAATCTTTGTTTTCCTTGGTCAAGGAAATGATGTCTTTGGTTATGAGAGTGAGTGCCTCTGTTAGACCACCCTCGCCAATCTCGTTGGCCGCGATGGCAAATTCATCTTTCATGTTGGAGAAAGCGCCTGACAGTGTTTGCGCCTGTCGTTCAATCGCTCCAGCGAATTTGACCCTACCAACCTCACTCAAGAAGTCAATAATTTCTTGTCCGTCGTTCTTTATGTTGAAGGCCGTGCCCCTGAAGTTGACGGTTAACCTGTCACCTTCGGTCTTGACTTTGATACCCAACTGTTTGAGCATTTCGAATTCACCAGTGGTGGCGTTGAACACTGCCTGTGAGACCTCGTCAATACGTTTTCCCATACCCGCGGCAATGTTACCAATGTTGGTCATAAACTCCGCGGTTGGATTCAGACCGGCATTCTTGAATGTGATGAACGCATTCGTAACCTCACCCAATTGGAATGTTGTCCCGGAAGTGAATTCTCTGATAAGATCAAAGGCCTGTGCCGCCCTGGTGGCGTCGCCTTCGATGGTGATCAATGTTTGCCTTAGATCCTGAAACTGTCTGATGGTGTTGACAACACTGCCAACCAACCTGGTGAAACCTATGGCGGCGAATGCCGTCGCGGCAATCTTGGCCGCTGATCCCAAGCCTATGGTGGCCTTGGTGGCACGGCCGAGGCTTTTCTCTAATCGTGCGATCCTCTTCTGGTTGGAAACTACTACGTCTACATCTATCCTGGCCTTGTCTGCCATCTACCTACTCCTGTTTTGTTTCATAGCACTGCGTTTTGCTTCAGCCTGTTCCACCTGGTAATAAGCGGCCCAGAGATCTAATTCCAGCGTTGTCATTTCAAGCACTTCCGCCACAGACTTTTTCAGTCTGTCGGCCAAAACAAGGAAGAACCTCAGATCACCGCCGGTCTTTATTCCTTTGCGAGTGCCTCCACATCAACCCTCTGTTCGAAGTTGTTGATGGCACTTGCAACTTTTGTTATTACGGCTGGATCGGCTTCATGCATCAGTGAGGTCTTGTCCAGATCCACAAAGATTCTTTTACCGTCTTTGTCAAGTGATTTCACAATCAAACTTT